TCTGTTTTTGTATCTACTATAAACACAGTATCTAAGAGCATCCATTAAATGATTCATTTTATCTACTGGTTTGTTAATGATTGTACCATCTTTTAATTCTTCCCACAAATAACTCACTTGCTCTTTTTTTAGATTAATTGATTCACTTGAAACAATAACATCAAATTCTTTTAATAATGAGATCCCAGCATTTACCGATCCCTGTCCTTTAATTGATGGCTTCGCCCATACTCCCATCTGTTTTAATTCTTCAATACTCTTTGGTTCTGCTGAGTCACAGTAGGTTAGTTTCTCATGAAGATTCTTTGACTTTAAAAACTCTGCAAGATCTCTGTTGGTCATTCCTTTTTTATATAACCATTCATGGACATATAATTTGTCTCCGACCTTTCCCACTTCACACACAGCTGCAACATCCTGACTATATCCAAAATCTACCCCAATCACAGTATCATCAAATTCAGGAAACTCATCTTTAGGTATATATTGCCAATTCATAAATATTTGTCTTTGACTAAATACTGCTCTTTGCCCCTCACCATACACTCTCCAATAATCTGGATCTTTTTCTTTTATTCTTTCAATCTCATTAATTAATTCTTTTGGTAAAAATTTATTATCCTTATATGTGCTAATAAAGGTTTCTGCATCATCTCGATCCATTAAATCATAAATCCAATGAATAGGATCCGATGGGTTAAAGTCAATTAATATATGACCTCTAGTTCTCATTGCCAACTGCCTATAATCTTCAAAGAGTAATTCATTCCCCTCATTTAACCAGAGTATGTCCCTTGCCGATCCTCTGATTTTCTGTGCGTCATCTGCGCTGAAGAATTCAAGTGTATGCCCATTATATTCAAAAACATTTTCTGACCTATTATGAACTCCTTGCCAATACAAACCCAGATTTTTAGATATATGAAGAAAATCCCTAATAACTGATCTTTTTAATGCTGGTAAAGTTTTTCTAACTATTGAAATAGTCAAAGGATCTTTCTGAGTTGTCATAAGATACAAACAATATTGTTGTAAGCTCCATGATTTGCCTGATCTAGTACCTCCCTGAAATATTCTTAATCTAGCTTTTGAATTAACTGCTTGATAAAATTGCTTATTGCAAAATTCTTTTATTCTTTGTCTTTGGCTGGTGTCCATTCAATCAATTTACTGCTAATACTTGTATCGTGCTGGATCTCCTGTCTTTCAACAAACCCTCTTTTCTTTCCCTTTGTTTTTAAATAAAAGAATATAGATGATTCTTTTTTATCTCTTATATTTTCGACCAACTTACTTTCTGCAAAATCTAAAGCAACATTCTCAACATCATCAACCTCTTTTTTATATTCAGGATCTTCATTAATCCATCTATAATGAGTTGCCCTATGGATTCCGACCAATTTACAAGCTGGTGAAACAATACCCATTGTTTTTTCCAATGCTTCAACCATTGCTCTTTTTTTAAGTGTCGCATTTTGTCGTTTTTCCATTCCACAAAATTAAATAAAAAAAAAGGACAAATCCTCACTGCGCTACGCAGATCATGGAAATGTCCTAAAACCAAACATGAAAATTTTTTATTCTTCTTTGCTAACCATAGGTTTAAGCTTAATATTATCTTCTTCAATATTTATTTGAATTTGTGATCCATTTGGACAACAAGGTATGTCCCTGTCTAATTCATAACAAGTATTATCATTTGGATTCCAAACAAAAAATCTTTCTTTTGCTAAATTTAACAGATGCATAAGATCTTCATTTGATAAAGTATGATACAATTCAATTAATGCATCAATTCTTGTTTTTTCTTTTTTAGCCATTATAGTAAATTCTTGAGTTATACAAAACATTAAGTTGATCTTCTTTTGATCCCTTAATTCTTCCACACAGAGGAAACATCTCTGTCTGCACCTCTGTTCCTTTTTTATAAACCTTTTTTCCGATTTTAATATCTTCTTTTAATATTTCAAATCTTCTTCCTTTGTATCCTGAGATCTCACGATCAGGGGTATCAATATTTACTGATCCAATATATTTACCCCTTAATCTATAATCTACACTATAACCGAAAACTTCAAATTCTACTTTCATATTAATAATTTGTAAGTTCAACTAAATATCTTGAGTATTGATAACCCTCATTGTTAACTAAAAACAATCTGTTTTTGTGAGAAACTAAATAACATAATTCATTATCATCACCCTCTGGGTAAATATTGTCATAAGAACTTGATATGCTATTCAATATTTTAGTTGTTAAGCTATTTACAGCACCTCTTTGCTCAAAAGATAAATCTGTAAAATCTACTGATGTTGTAACTTCTTCAAACTCAGTTTTTCTTTCAAATGGAATGTTAAAAGATCCATTTTCTACTCTTGCAAGTATTTCCCAATTTCTTTCTGATTTTTTCATAATTATTTGATTTATTTACTCAAATATAAAAAGAATATTTTAAATCACAAAGTTTTTTTTAAAAAAAAAGAAAAATTTTTAAATATTTAATTTGATAGTGAACTGATTTGCTTTTCTTTGAACCTTTGAGATCATATTAGGATACAACCTAATCAGCTTTTTTATACAAGATTTTTCCATCTCGATTGTTCTATAATCCTTACAACCCCCATCTTTAACCCAATGATTGTTTTCCCAATGCAAGTATCTTATTCCTAATATTCCCCCCTTATCTTTGATATGTCTTAAACAGATCTCATAATCTTCTTTTACAGGGAAATTTTCATCAAATAAATATTCCCCATCATTTACAATGCCCATTAAAGAAGCTGTAACATAAGTTCTAGTTAATATAGGTTTATATGGATATGTTCCTCTAGGTGAGCTTTCTGTTCTTGTACCCCATATTTTATAACCTAATTGATCACACAAATCAAAATATTTTAAAAACTCCTCAATCCAAAAACCCTCCTCTTTAATCTGTATCTTTTTGGTTCTCCTTGTATCTAAAAAATTATATCCACAATTAACAACATCATCATCAATCATGACTACATTTTTTTCACTAGTGTTTTTTAATATCCAATTTCTTGTTTTTGTAATGCCTTGAACATCTTTTGGCACACATTCAATGTTTTTGACTATCCCTTTATATTGATGATATTCAGATTCAGGAATAAAGAAAACTGCTGATTCTTTCAATATTTTATCTGTGGAAGTTAATCCAGCTCTGCCTTTACTTGGTACTGCTATTAACATAACGTTTTTTAAAATCTGACCACCAAATTACTCTTTCAATAGCAACTGAATCAAATGCTGATCCTTTTTTGTATCCCCCTCTCCTTACCATTTTTAATTTTAATGATTCTTTTAATTCTTCCCAGTCAACAGAATTAGGTTCTGCCATAATCAATACATATTCTTTTGGTGGTTCTAATTGAACAGATTGTGGTAATTCTATTTCCTCATTATCTTCTAAATCATCAATTTGATCCTCAATAGGAACATCTAAACCCCAATTTTCTAATACATCTAAATCATAATCATTTGCCAAGATATCCCATTCCCATTCACCATAACCAATATTATCTTTAACGACAAATTCTTTTTTCTTTTCCTCACTCCAATCCTTTGCAATAGAAACATAAATTTCTTTTAATCCAGCTTTTTTACATGCTTTCAATCTCATATTGCCACCCAGTACCACCATATTTTCATCTACAACAATAGGTCGCTTTTCTAACATCTCAGGAAACTCTTTAATTGATTTTACTAGCTTTTTAAATTTAGATTCACTTATATATCTTGGATTGCTAGTATTTTCTTTAACTAATTTTATATCAATCTTTTCCATTTTTTTTGCTTTGCTCATACAAATATAAGTTTAATTCCCAAATTTTATCACTTGCAATTTTTTGATTTTTATATGTATGAGGTGATCTTGTTATTCTTCCATTGTTATCCACTTCAATATAAACATCCTTTCTATATTGAATAGGTACTATATAAATTTTAATTCCATTTGCTAAACACCATGACTTTGCTTCTAAATATATATTCATTCTATACCTCGATAAATTAAATTAAGATCTTCATGCTTTTTTGAAATACTTTCTAAATAAAGAGCATAACCTAAATATAAGTAATTTATAGCATCTGCATATCTTGATTGAATAGGTTCTGCCTGATGCAAATCAGGATTATGAGCATGAGATAAAATTGCTTGTACATGCTTATAAAAAAATACTGCCCATACTTCCTGAGATTCTAAACCTAAATTCTCTGCTGTTCTTTTAAAATTAGCCAAAACATCTTTGTCTTGGTTTGTGTACTCTGGTTGTTTAGCATCCATTATTGCTTTTGCAAATGCATCTAAACTTTTTTTAATTTCACTAAATTGTTTTTTATTCATATTAAAAAGGTATATCGTTATCTTTAATTATTTCAAATTTATTTTTTAATTCTACTGCTTTATAAACACCACCATTTTTAAAATCTGGTGCTATATCAAATGATCCTAATTGACCATTTTCTTTTCTTTTAACTTTCTCAACATATATCTTTACACTATCGGAACCATACTCAGTTCTTTGTCCAATATTTCTATAAACTATTAAACCATTATATGCTTTATTAAAAAAATCAGCACTCCCAGAAATATCATATAAAGTTGGTTTTTTATATTGACCACCCTCACTTTCAATTTTTCTAGGGTGAGCAACTAAAAACAAATGAGTTTTAGTTTGTTGGCAAAATTGTGTAATCTCACTTAATGTTTTGCCAATATATGAGTGATCCCTTTGTGCTGAGTGATCTAACATATTCCATGGGTCAATCACACAAACATTAATGCCTTTTTGAAATACTAATTTTTTAAAAGCTGTTAATATTGATTTTAAAGTTAAATTCTCTAAATCTATTTTTATCCAATAAAAATGTTCTTCAATAAAATCTTTTACACTATTAAGATCATCGTTATTACAATTTTTACTTAATAATTTATTTGCTATTCTTTTAATATGTGCTTCATAAGGGAATGATTCTGGTGAAAACATTGCACATACTTTAAGTATTGACTTAAATGAATTAACAACAGAAACCACTATAGCTGATGATGATTTTATAGCTATGGTAGATGCTACTGATAGTGGCTCTGGAAAAATTACTTTTGAAAATTTAGAGGATGCAATATTTGCT